ACATGGTCGTTACTTACGACAGGAACGGAAAGCTTGATCAAAGCACAAATATTCGTTATCTAGATTATATTATATGAAGAAGCGAAGAGGCCCGCCCAAGGATAAAAAGACCCGTATACCTAAAAAGTATCTTAGTGGTACTAAAGGAAGTAAACGCGCAGAGTTAGCCCGTGCAATTAAAAAGATTGCTAAACTTTATAAGGAAGGTAAAACTGTTCCCAGGTCCCTAATTAAAAAACGCGTAGCGTTGGGAAAGAGAAAGAAAAGTGGCCGCAAGAAAAAGAAGAGGTAAGAAAAGAGACTCTCGACTAAAGCGAGCAGGAGTATCGGGGTTTAACAAGCCCAAGCGTACTCCTAGCCACCCAAAGAAGTCACATATAGTTGTGGCAAAGGTTGGAAGCAAAATTAAGACTATTCGTTTTGGTCAGCAGGGAGCTAAAACTGCTGGAAAACCTAAAGCAGGAGAAAGTACACGTATGAAGAAAAAGCGTGCTTCTTTCAAGGCTCGTCATGCGAAGAATATTGCAAGGGGCAAGATGTCTGCAGCATACTGGGCAAATAAGGTAAAGTGGTAATGGGAGAAGAATTAGAACAGGCAGGATTTCACCCTGCGGACTTAAACGGAGACAAAAAAGTAGACGCTGAAGAGCGTGCAATGTATCTTGAGTTCAAACGCAAAGAGTTAGAAGATGCAGATGCAATGCGAGATGCACAGCGAAAGATGACATGGTTTGCGCTTGCAGGTATGCTTCTTTATCCTGCTACTGTAATGGCAACAGAGATATTTGAGTTACATCAAGCCGCCACAATCTTAGGAGACATGGCAGCAGTATACTTTGTATCTGTTGCAGGTATAGTAGCCGCGTTCTTCGGAGCACAGGCATGGAGCGGAAAGAAGTAAATGGATTTTATATTAGACATGGCAGTCACTTTTTGGCAATGGACTGTTGTTATATCTCTTATACTTATAGGTTTTATAGCAAGTATTTTTGACGGACAAGGAGAGGATCGAGTAGGTTTTTATTATACTGAGATGCCTCAAATGAGCCCTATTAAAATTGAAACAGCCGATAAAGGCTTTTGGAAAGCAATCTGGATGTGGATGCTCGGCGTTAGGCACTGGGAAATAACAAAAGACTTTTATTTCTCTTTAAAAGGAGAAGAATATGTCATACCCCAAGGTTTCCAATTTGATGGTGCATCAGTACCTAAGTTTCTTGCAATGTGGCTTTCACCCACTGGTGTCTTGCTTATGGGCGGTCTTATTCACGATTATGGCTATAAGTACGGGACACTCCTAAGAAGTGATCGAACTACTATAGGCGAGAAATCTCAAAAATGGATGGATACATTATTTCGAGATATTTGTATTGAGCAAAATGGATTTAAACTTTTAAACTACTTAGCATACTGGGCACTTCGTGTAGGGGGCTTTGTAGCATGGAATGGACATCGTAAACATGAACCAAAAGATTGAGCAAAAACAAGAAGAAGAACTTGTAACTGTTGGGCTCTGGGCAAAGATAAAGCATTGGTGGCGTACTCTTATTCGAGAAGAGTGGGAGCTTACAGTATTCTTTCCTGGTGATACACATTTTTTAGAGGACGGCTCAAGAATAGAAAGTGGCTCTCCTAAAACTTATCGAGCAAAGCAACTAATAAAGATTAGTACAACTCATATTATTTTTGTAGACTTGCTCGGCGTAAAACATGAAATCAAAGTCGTAGCTCCTGTAGGGTATGACTTAAGGAAGATATACTAATGCTAGGACTAATTAAAATGCTCCCTCTAATAGCAGTTGTAGGTGCAGGAGCATATGGGTATCATACACTAGAAATAGGCAAAAGAGAAACAGCCATTGCCCAGCTAGAAAAGAATAATGTAGTACTAAAAGAAAATTCTATGCGTTTGGAAACAGCTCTTGAAACTGAGACAGCTTCTAGAGAGCGAGCAGAAAATAACTTAAAAGTACAACTAGAAGCCGTTGGAAAACTTACTGAGGCAAATAATGAAATGCAAGCAGAAATGGATGATTACTTATCTATTTTTAAACGGCATGATCTTACGAAGTTAGCACGAGTAAAGCCCGGGCTTATTGAACCCAGAATCAATAATGGTACAAAAAAAGTTTTTGAAGCGATAGAAAAAGACAGTGAAGAGGTGGAAAATGCGGATAGCAACTAGTTTTTTAACTATACTATTTTTATCTGGTTGTTCTTTTATGAAAAATGACCCCCTACCAACCCCCGAGCCGATCATAAAAACTGTAACTGAATATAAAACACTGGAGATCTATCAGCCTCAATTACCTAAAAAAATAGATTTGCAAGAAGTAGAATTTTTTGTAGTGACAGAAAAAAATCTTGAAGAGCAAATTGCAAAAATTTCAAAGATGCAAGGTGGTACTTTTGTTATTTTTGGAATGACTCCCCAAGACTATGAAAATATGGCGTTTAATCTTCAAGAGCTGCGTAGGTATATTCGGCAGCAAAAAGAAATAATTATTTATTATAGAGACGCTACAAAAGTGGAAGGCCCATAACAATGGCGGTAGAAGTTAGCCGTGCAGATGTAATAACTGAAAAATTAGTCGATTTACAATCTGAGACAAGATTCCTCAAATTACCAGTAACTCAATATCTTGAGCTACTCGGCGTAAGTCCTCTGCCCTCTCAGATGGCAATTATAAATGCGGTAAATAATGATAAATACCGCTTCGTTGTCGCTTCTATTTCTAGGCGACAAGGAAAAACCTACATTGCGAATATTATCGGACAATTAGTTTCGCTTGTTCCAGGATCGAACATTCTTATAATGTCTCCTAATTACTCCTTGTCTCAGATTTCTTTCGACTTACAACGACAGTTAATTAAACATTTTGATCTAGAAGTAGCAAAAGATAACGCAAAAGATAAAGTTATTGAACTTACAAATGGCTCTACAATTCGTATGGGCTCAGTAAACCAAGTAGACTCTTGTGTTGGACGCTCATATGATTTAATTATATTCGATGAAGCAGCTTTAGCAGATGGAGAAGATGCTTTTAATGTGGCACTTCGACCCACCTTAGACAAAGATAATTCTAAAGCTCTTTTTATCTCGACACCACGAGGCAAGAATAACTGGTTTGCTAAGTTTTATCACAGGGGATTTAGCGATGAGTTTTCTGAGTGGGCATCAATTCGCGCAACTTATAAAGATAATCCGAGAATGTCTGAAACGGATATTGCGGAAGCTCGAAAAAGTATGTCCGAGGCTGAGTTTCGACAAGAATATGAAGCCGATTTTAATACTTATGAAGGCCAAATTTGGAGTTTCAATCACGAAGAGTGCGTAGCAAATCTCGAAGAAATAGATACTCGAGGGATGGAAATTATTGGAGGTCTTGATGTAGGGTATCGTGATCCAACTGCATTTTGTGTAATCGCCTATGATTGGAATGAAGAAAAATACTATGTACTAGATGAGTACATGAATAACGAAAGTACAACTGAGCAACATGCAATTCAAATACAAAGACGAATGAATAGATGGGATATTGATTTTATATTTATTGATTCTGCGGCTCAACAGACACGATATGATTTTGCTCAGCAATATGATATAAGTACTAACAATGCAAAGAAGTCTGTTCTTGATGGTATCGCTCACGTAGAAAGAATTGTTGATAATGATAAACTTATAGTTTCACAAAACTGCAAAGAGGTACTAGCATCCTTAGATCAATACCAATGGGATCCAAACCCTAACTTAGCAAAAGAAAAACCTAGGCACAATATGGCGTCTCATATGGCGGATGCCTTACGATACGCATTATATTCTTTTGAGACTTCATCAACGAGTTTTTAAGAGACCTAATCAAAAAAAGTATTTGACAATTTATCCTACCCGTTATATAATTCTGGTATAAAAATATGAAAAAAGCCCCGAAAAGAAAAAGTTCTAGGCTAAAAAGAGACCCGGTAAAATATATACGTGACAAGGCAAAATCTTTATATAAGAAAGATAATGAGTGTTACATTTGTGGTGCTTCAGTTACTTTAGACTTTCACCACTATTATACGTTAACCCCTTTATTGGCAAAGTGGCTACGAGAAAAAAGAAATTCTCGCTCAGAACATTATGTAGACGAATATATCGTAGTTTGGAGAGATGAATTCATAGAGGACAACTGGGCAGAGCTGTATGATCATACCGTAACGTTATGCCATAAGCATCATCTTCTACTTCACTCAATATATGGACGTAACCCTTCATTAGCAACTGCTGATAAACAAAAAAACTGGGTTGAGATACAGAGAACAAAACATGGCATGGTATAATTTTGGATTTGGTAAAAAGGATACGGAAGAAAAGCTA